TATCGGAAATGTTAGTTTGTGCTGACTCTTCTGCATCATAGAGTTTCATTTTTGCTCTGTCAACACCAATCACAAAACGTTTGTTTGTTGTTGGATCGCTGTAACGATTCTTCAACTGCTTGACCATGATCTGATTTAAGTCTGCAAGTTCTTCGGTTGAAATCAAAGCAAACATCAAATCTGCTGTAGCTGGCAGACCAAACGATTCTGAAGTATCTTCAAGCCCAACGTCAGAGTTTGTGAAACCACTTCTTGTTGTTTGTGTAGCTGATACGACAGGCACTTTATGCTCAACTGCAAGTCCACGCAATTCTTCTGCAATTGCTTTAATATATGTGTAAGAGTTTATAGAAGAGCCCATCTTCATACGTGCGGAAGAACAGATGTTTAGATAGTCAATGTAAATGATATCAGGAACAAATTGACGTTTCAATTTCAACTCATTCAACAAATGTGCAAAGTGATTTACGTTTGCACTAGCGGTTGGATATTCTTTGATGATTAACTTACCTTTAGTCTTCTCACGTAGAGTTTCAACTTTCTTCAAGTATACGTCTTTAGGCATACCAATCAATCTGTCAAGTTCAACATTCATCAAGTTAGCATCAATACGTTCTGCAATACGTTCTTCAGCCATTTCCATTGTGATGTAGAGAACGTTCTTGCCCATTGTCAGATTGGCTGCCGCACAATGACACATGAACAAAGATTTACCAACACCAGTACCAGCAAGAACGATGTTCAGAGATTTTTCTGCAAGCCCACCTTTAGTGATTCTATTCAAATAGTCGAGATCGAATGGGATTCGTCTTTCAACTTTATGATAGAAATCATATCGTGTTTCTGCGTCATCAATAAAATCGTGCCCAATGTGATTGTCAAAAGAAACCGAAAGCGCATCTGCTAGGATTTTAGGGATTGAACCTTTATCAAGTTTTTCTGTATTGTTCTTATTCTTGTCATCAAGAATCTGAATGCTTTGCATGATGCCATTATAGATAGCTTTCTCTTGGCAGAAATCTTCTGTGGCGTCAATCAACCATTTGGTGTCGGACACCTCAGGATCAATTGTGATTTGTTTGACTAACGCAATAGTTTTCTTGTGTTGGTCATCTGTTAGATTAACTCTCTTGTCAATCTCAATAGCCAATGCTTCTTGCGTTGGCATTGTGTTATACTTATTTACATAACTTTCAATTTCAGAAAACAATAATTTTTCTGAAGAATCTTGAAAATACTCTCCTCTAATGAATGGTAAAGTCTTTCGTGTATACTCTTCATCCAATATCAGGTGTTTCAGTATTTTTTGTTCCAAGTTCATTCTTATACCTTTTTTCTGCTTCGTCTAATGAGTGTCTTAGAAGATCATTTAAAATTTCACCGAGGTGCGCTTCAAAGTCATTGTTACCATGTAACGCTTTGTGTTCTTCATCTATTATATCATAGTTGAAGCCAATTGAATACGTTCCGTCAGGATTTTCTTCTTCGGAGAAATTAATTTCACCAAAAGTAAATTCAACATCTTTATATTTACCAGAATTAATTTTAATAGATGCGACTGTATCTTTGTCTTTATATTTGATATCACGCTGTGTGATTTCATAATCTTCATCAATCTTCATTTGCTAACTCCAATTCTACTTCATCATCAACAACACCCTCAACTGCATCTTGTCCGTACATGAATTCTTTTTTACATGCTTCATCGATCAAGTCTAGAATTTCTTTAGTGAAATACTTTTCTGGTTCAGCATTAATGTTCTTACCAAAGACTTTCACACCATTCGACAATACGTATTGCGTAGACACTTTCTTAATAATGCCATACTTTTCTGCAATGTCAAGCAATCCGTAATAACGATCTAAGCCTTTGCTGTATGTGATTTTGATTTCAACAAATTTATTTTCTTTTGTTAAACGGCTCTTGTGCAATTTTGCTTTAACAATGTTACCGATAACTTCAGTACCATCTTTGTCTTTCTTCTTAGACAGATATACGATTGTAGATGCTGTGTACTTCAAACCAGAACCACCAGACATTTCTTTCATTGGCACATATGAACCAACAACATCATAAACGTGATTTGTTACGATCAAAGGCACACCAATCTTAGCAAGTTTCAAATTTAACACACGAAATGTCGCTTTGAGAATTGCACTCTTAGTCATGTCTTTTGTTTCTTTGCCTTCAGCAGTATCTTCCATTTCTTTTGTAGAAGATAACTGACCAAGAGAATCGAGAACCATCATCATTGGCTTACGTGCTGATTCTTTTTGTGCTTGATACTTTTCAATGATTTGCAATGCAGTATGACGAAACTTTTGAATCGTATCTGGTTCAGAGATAACAACTCGTTTAGTGTCTACACCACGACTGTCCATCATAGACTTTGTGACTGCCGCTTCGGTGTCAAAGTAGATAACACCGCCATCAGGATTTGCATCAAGAAATTGTTTGATAACACCAAGCACAAAGAAAGTCTTACCCGTTGAAGACTCGCCAGCAAATGCTGTCACTTTGTTGTTTGGTACACCACCATAGATGCTACCACTCAGTAGTGCATTAAGTGCATAAGAGCCAGTGTCAATGCTACCACTAAACTCTGCCGATGCGCCACCATCAGAAAGAATCTTTGTGTCATCATCTTTCAATTGCTCAACTAAATCTGTAAAAAAATTACTCATATCAATCACCTTTTATATTATTACACAATAAATTATTATAACATTAATCGAACGAAAAATCAAGTGTCTGCGTACTTTGCAAATTTTGATCTACCATCTCTGGTGTATTTGCGTTTAAAATCTTCCAGTTCTTCTTTTGTCATGGGTATGGGTTCCATGAGTGATGCATTCAAATTTTCATCACCAGTAGATTGTTGTGCCGTTTGTGTTTTTTGTTTTCTTTTTTGTTTTGGTGCAACTTCAGCAGATGGAATATCAATCTGATATCCACCAGACTTTTCTTCTTTTTTTCTTGCTATTTGCCTCAGAGAAAAGTTACCAGCGATAACAAGCAAGACTGCCATTGGGTCAAACACAAGAACCAAAAGAATAATAACGAATCGTACAGACTTATCTAGTAAACTGGAATCAACGCTGTCGCCGTAGATTAGCGCCGCAATATATTTAATCGGACCAACTTCTGCTTCCACTTTACGAATTTCGGTGGCGATAGGTGCTCTTTCTTCATTAAGAGTCGAAACCCGCTTGTTATATGTTTCGATTTCTTTAAGTAAGCGACCACGTTCAGCCTGTTGGGCTTTGCGTAGACTTGCCGCTTTTTCTGCACCCTTTTCGTTTGTTGAACGAACCATAACTTGGTCCACAGCTTCATCCATCTGTTTGAGAGTTTTGCGATTAACATCTATATTATCCTTTTCAACTTTAATCTTCTCATCGATAAGTGCAATCTGTGCTTGTACATCACCACTTACTAAATTTTGATCGTTGTGTGCTTTAGAAAGATATCCAAAGATTCCCAATGATGTAATGAACATTAAAATTATAACTGCTATTGTAAAATAGTACTTCAAAAATCTTGGTGCAATTGTCCAATTCTTATATGCCCATGATGCGGCAATGAGTTTAGAAAATTCAAGCGCACCACCCATGATTGCAATTGGAATGGGGCTAGCCGCAAAGATAGCCATTAGACCAATAACAGAATAGTATGCGGCAATAGCAGAAAGAGATATTGCACTCAATAATGTAATCAAAGCAAATAGCATAATTATCCTCTAGTTAACAACAACACCTTATCAATCTGTTCTTGAATCTTTGCAGTACGATTCGGCCAATAGATATATTCTTTCTCTGGATTCTTCATCAGGTTAACAAGCAAAGGCATAATGAGTTGTTCTAATTCTTTTAGATTCTTTTTTACATCTACTATCATGTTCTGACGTTCTGCATCAAGTCCAAGTTTACCTTGATTGTATAGTGATAACATCGAATCTAATTTTTCTTCTACACGTTGTAGAGATTCTGAAGATTGTGCTACCGTTTGTTTAACAGTAACCGTATCTTCTAATGTATTTGGATCTGTGAGTCTAGTTAACGTTGATTCGTCAACTGCACTAAATCCAAAATCATCTTCTTTTCTAAACGCTAGGTACTCTGATGGTATTTTTGTACTCATGTGAAAAAGTTCTCCAATGAAGAAACACGTTCTGTCTTCCAACCAATTGTGTTTACGATTGTTTTTAATGGCTCAAGATATGCTTTATCAAACTGCGTATCGTAGTCGATATATTTTTCTACGCCAAACTCTTTTGGTAAGACTGTCAGAATAGAAAATACATTTTCTTGAACGGGATTTGGAACTTTCATGTAACAGAATTTAGTCTTATCGCCATCCTGAATAAGCTGATACTTCTTAGTCAGTTTATACTTTTTCAGAAACGTATTAAACATTATCGCACCACGCACATGCATAGGTGTGCCTTTTGAATATAGTTCCGAACTGCTCATGTATTTAGATAGATCACTAACACCACGTGGGAATGCAATGTCTTCGAATGGAAGAGTTTTGAATTCTTGTTTGAATGCTTCAACGAAAGATTGAAAGTCTGTTTCATTACCATTCATCACAATCTTCAGAGACTCTTTAATCTTATCTCTACATGACATTGGTGTGGAAGACTTGACAGCTTCGATGCCCATCATCTTTAGCTTTGGCTCTGCGAATCGAACACCTTCAGAATCATACACGTTTAGAATGTAACGCTTCTTTGCAGTCCAGATGCCTTTGTTGGCAATCACTTCACGTTTCATCTGCATCTTCTGGTCGAATGCATTCATGTAGTCTGCTAGTTCTTGGTACGACTTGTCGATGAATGGTTCGAATTTTTCTGTACATGCTTTGTTGACGAAATCGACAATCGTTTCAACTTTCGTTTCACTCTTCGATCCATAGACCATATGTACCAGCGGACCAAGATTGACGTACACCGAGTCTGTATCTGACGCAATAACATAATCAATATCCTTAGTCTTCAATAGTTTGTTTAGATAACCATTCAACTTCATTTCAATCCATCGAATGGCTAGTTGACCAGACAGAGTAATTGCCTCTGCTTGGCGAATGTCAAAGAACCTAAAGTATTGATTACCAAGTGCGCCATAAGCGGAGTTCAATTGTACTTTCTTTGCGAGTTGTAAGTTCTT